TTCCGCCGTTATTTTGTCGTGCCTTTAAGTTTTCCTCTTCAATATATTGTTGTAAAAGAGTAAGATAAACTTCTCTCTCCCAAGGTATCATATTTTCTAGCTCTGTTAAGCTATATTTATGATGTTGCATCAAAGCGAAATTTACTTTATAGTATGACGCAAGATCAGTATGCGCCATACTTACGCGAAAAAACTAGAAAGTCCCTCCAAAACAATTTCATTTTCAACCTTAGTATTTGGATTTATCACCTTAATTGTATGCGAAAGTTTAGGCATTGTTTCAAAGAATTTTTCTATTTCTTTAAATTGCTTTGAACTGAGTTGCTCTACAAATTCTGTAAGTTCTTTATTGGTAAAATCCGATGCTACCCACGATTCTTCTTCACTATAAACTTGTTCAATACATGAAGATATAAGATCAAATGATTCATTTATTCCAGCTCCATCTTCAACATTAAAATTAGTTTTGATAAACTCATTAAGAGACGGATATCTCATTCTCATAGTAAGGTTCTCGTCAAGAACGATATCCCTCTTATGTTCCGGATCCGATACAACCTGAATTGAATCCAAATCAACAGTTACAGGAACTTGTGTTTCACCATCATCTGGACAAGTAATTAGAACTTCTACAGATTCGCCTACAGATTTTCCTCTAATATTTAAAAATAGATATTCAATATCAAATGTAGATAGATCTTCTACTCTTACACCTTTAGTTAATATGCAGTTTCCGATTACTGTCTTAATTGCATTCGTAATTTGTTTTTGATCCTCAGACTCCATAGAGATGATCAAAATTTTCTCTTCCTTAACTAGAAAAGGTCTATATCTAATTTTTTTATTAATAGAAGGTACTTCCAATTCATAGATTGGTGTAGAAATTTTTGGTAAAGGCATGGCAACCCATTATAAGTTCAGATATTTTTATTTATTAGATATACAAGAATAAATATATTCTGACAATATTACCATACATTCATCCAATGGTTAGCGTACTGTTGACATTCATGCTTGCATCTCATGATCCATCACCCTACGGGTGGCATATGACTTGTGAATCGTTTACCACCCAAAGACTTGAGATTATGTCTGATCCCCATTTAGACCACCGAACGAAGATGAACTTAATTGCATATCTTCGAACAAAGGTAGAGGGAGAATGCGACCAGATGATAGTCTAGTGTGAATTAATTTGGAGTGGTAATTCTTGTATTTTCTGTTCTTACTAGATCTTCAGAAATATATTGTGATGAACGATCATAAATCATAATTCTTCTCATATCCGTTAAGAACTGCTGAAGATATTCTCTCCTCAAGAGATATATTGAAGACTTCTCATCATTTTTTCTAACCTCATACTCCCAGTTTGTTACTGGTCGTACTGGATTTAAAGTACCTCTATAATCTTCTGGATCCGGAATTGTAAAATCATAATCTACAATCAGATCTTTTGGAAGAATGAGGCGATCATTAGAATCTCTAACTTCTTTGGTTTCGTAGTATCTTGCAGCATTTATTTCGGGATATCCATACAAATTTTCAACATATCTATAGAGATCGTAATTGGATAGTGGCCATTCATCTCTAACATTAATAATGCCTGCCGTTAATAACACAACCCAATCGAGATCGGCACTTCCATAAAATTGTTCAGCAACAATATCTGGTCTTGATCCTTCCGGAATTTGATATTTGTTAAAAAGAGTAAAAACACCTTTTAGATCATCACGAAGTTTATTTCTTCTGAATAAATTCTTAACTCTTAAATAACTTTGAGATGAAATACTATCAGATAAAAAAGACTGATAATCTACATCTGGAAGTTCTCTGAAATAACTCATTTTTAGTAACCTACTCCGTCTGGAACATCGTCATAATCTTCAGCATAAATTGGATTCAATTCTTGGAAGGACACATTAAGAACCATATGTACTGGAGTCTTATCTGCATCACTATAGGTCATATAAGATCCAGATCCAGTATAATTTACATTCATATTCACTAGAGCTGCAGTTATAAATCTATTCAAAAATTTGTGTGGACCATTCCCAGTCATATATGTAATTTCAAAAACATTTGGAGATTTCAAAAATAACCCCTCAACATTACCAGAACTACCAGTTCCAGAACTTTTTCTGGGATTCATATTAACCTTTAAGGTTCTGATAATTTCCTTTACATTTCTTGCCTCATTTTGATTTCTTGGTGCAAGGTTGAAAGAAAAACTAAATGATCTGAGATTTACTCCATTAAATAGAAGTTCTTTATTTGGATTCAAAATTTGTCCAGAAGATCTTGCTAGCAATCCTTCAAAACTAGTATTTGCTCCAAGCAAATTTGCCGCCTGAGCAGCAAAGAATGTAGTCGATAATTTTTGCGCTTGTCCACTAACAGCAAGATTTTGCAAATCACTACCGGCAGTTTTGAACATATCTACAATTCCTGAAACAAAATTGCCCGATTCTATAACATCAACAGAACTTCCAACAGCATATGCTGCGAGACTATTTAAACTATCTTCTCCCCACCCAACTGAATTGGTATCCACTATATTTTGAGGTATTGGTAAAAATATTGATTGTATTATATTTTTATTTTTATTAATTTGATCTCGTGCAGTTGGTAGTCCTCCACTAAGAACACCCTGTTGTGGCGTATATCCAGATGGAACATACTCCACAACATCTATCTTTAAGTAATCCGTAGTATCGCTAATCAATTCTAAAGGATATCTTAATGCTCCTGAAGTTCCTGTTCTTGATCTAGCAGTAGCACCAGCATTACGAGTAACACTACTACTACTGCCAAAAGGATTATCGGGACCCTTAAGTCCAGTTCTATCAACCCCAAATTGTGGTGTTTGTGTAGTTCTTGGTTGTATTTGAGGTGGAGTTGTCATTTATCGACTTTTTAGTTATTTAGAACGGATTTTGCCATAATTAAGCTCTAAAACATCAGAGATTTCATCTGAGTATATTTCATACAGTCCACCAACGATTTGATTATAATCATAATTACGCGATTCTCTCCAATGCAAATTTTCTCCCCTAAATCCCCACGAGTAAACATTAGTTACTGCAACGAGAGGATATTCATCATATGCTATGTCAAGAGTTTTTGCATTATAGACGAAAGTGTAAAATTTTCCTGCAGCTGGAATTATACCACCTTTAGTTAATACTTTAATCAATTCCCCCATAATATCATCAGGTTTTTCCAGTCCAGTCAACCTACCAACAACACCACGCACACGATTACTATTATCGTCTGTTGGATTTTTTCTTTGTTTTGTAGTTTTTCTTGGCATTACTTAATACCTAAGTCTGATTCCGTAAGGACCTTAAACTCATAACCACGATCTAGGCACCACTCTTCTGCTGCCTTCCACTTTGCCTGGTTTTTGGCATACTCAACGACTTCATAGATATAACCCTTAGTCTTTCTTTTTTGGACTTTGGGTTCTATACACTGTTTATATGGTTTGATCTCAATAATCATTTTTTTAATCTTTCCATCTTTATCCTTCACCTTAATATAAAAATCTGGAAAGTATCTATGGTAACGATTATCAATAGGAGAACGATAGGGAACAACGATTTCTTCACTTCCCCATTCTAAAATATTTTTATTCGTATCACAATAAATCATAAATCTTCGCTCCCATAAAGAACGATAGATTATATTTGTTGGATCACCTTTGTATTTTTTTGGATATGAAGGTTTGTATTTTCCCTTATATGACATCTAAATACTTAATAATAAAGTAGTCTTATAGGTATTTAGAGTGGTAACTCCAACTCCCCGTAAAATATCAGAGTTTAAATCGACTGTAACCAATCTAGCACAAACATCACATTATCAGGTGATTTTTGGTGGACTTGATTCTGATTTATTGTCATATCTCGATGAAAATGGAGTAACTAGAAGATTTATAGCAGAAGATGCCGGACTATTATGTGCCTCAGCATCTCTTCCTGGAAGTAGTTTAGCGACGGCAGATATTAATGGAAATTTTATGGGTGTATCTGAAAAGATGGTACATGCAAGAATCTTTACTGAATTATCTTTAGAATTTTACGTTGATTCTGATTATAATATGATGAGATTTTTGGAGTCTTGGATGGCATATGCCGCTTCTGGTTCCGATGATGATGGTGTAGATCCGTATTCTCCCAATTATTACTATAGGATGAGATATCCAGAACAGTATAAATGTGATACCACAAAAATTATTAAATTTGATAGAGATTATAAAACTTCAATGGAATATACATTTATAGGATTATTCCCGGTTAATATGTCTTCTGTTCCGGTTTCCTATGATTCTTCAAATATTCTTAAAGTGAATGTGTTGTTTAATTATGAGCGTTACATACCAGACTCTCTTAAAGCTGGAAATAACTTTGCAGCAAGATCTACTTCTCCAAACAGAACAGCAAGTCTACCAACACCAACTTTTGGAGCGAATGGATTAGGATAGGATTGACTACATAAAAAAACCGCAGATTAATCTGCGGTTTGGAGTGTTGCTATTTGGGCATCAATTATCAGATGCCAATTTTGCAAAATATGAAAGTGTATCGTCATCCTCATCTTCATTCTCAGAAGAACGAGTGGGTTGAAGAGAATTAAGATCATTGCGGAGATCTTCAGTAAGTTCGCGAGCGGAACCACGGAAGTCATCTTCACCACCAACCTCTTCATCAAGGCGTGGTGCTACGCTCTTGGCGCCCAGAACATAATCAAGACGCTTCTTCAGAACATCATACTCCTTGAACTGGTCAGCAGCAACCAGTTCTGCCAGGGAGTACTCCTTCTTCCAGATTGCTTCCATAGCATCATCATCATCTAGAAGAGCATCGGGACGAGCAAACTCAGAAGAGTCATAATTGCGATAACCAGCAACGTTCTTTGCCTTCAGTTTGAAGTTAGCACCACCCCAGAAGTCAAAGGGATCAATTGCTTCTTCATCCTCAAACTCGGGTTGCATAGCAGCAGTCAGTTTATCAAAGATCTTCTTACCAAACTTAAACAAGAAGACTTTACCTTCATTATCAGGATTGGCAGGATCCTTGACCACATAGATGTTTGCAGCATAAGTCAGTTTACGCTTCTGCTTGCGTGCCTGCTCTTTACCAGCATCGGTGCCATTGTTCCACAGCATCGTGTTGTATTCGGACACGGGATCCTTCTGACCCAGAGTGGTCAAAGAGTTCTCAATATACCAACCACCAGGACCTTGGAAGGCGTGACTGTAGAGTTTCACGAAAGGAAGATCCTCTCCTTCGGGAGCAGGCAGGAAACGGATGACGGCATACCCATTGCCGCTCTTATCACATTCCAGTTTCCAGAGACGGTCATCACTAGAACCACCGCCATTGTTATTCATTTTTTCGACTTCCTTGACCAGTTTTGCGGTCAGGTTGCCAAGTTTCGATTGCTTTT